GTACACACGCGCCACAACCACCGCAACTGTGACCGCAACAGCGCACGGGTTGTCTACGGGGCAGTGGGTGTACTTGGACTGGGATTTGACCGACAACCCTTACCAAGTGACTGTGACAAACGCTAACGTCTTTACGGTAACTGTGGCAAACAGCGGCGCAGCAAGCGGTAACGTGACTGTGTACAACAAGGTGTTGCTTCAGGCTGACGCCTCAAACGCTACGGCGTTTAACTTAGTCATTCCCGGAGAAGGCATTTTGGCTACCGAAGGCATTCGCGTGTTTTTGGCAGCAAGCATTCACTGCACGGTGTTTTATGGCTAAGTCTCCAGCATGGCAGCGCAAAGAGGGCAAATCCGAGAAGGGCGGCTTGAACGCCAAAGGACGGGCTTCCTACAACGCAGCCAATCCCGGGAAACCCGGATTGAAGCGTCCTCAACCAGAGGGCGGCTCACGGCGCGACTCTTTCTGTGCAAGGATGAGTGGTATGAAAAAGAAGCTGACCAGCGAGAAGACAGCCAACGATCCAAACTCACGCATCAATAAGTCTTTGAGGGCATGGAACTGTAAGGATGGGGGCTATGTAACTGCGGCTGATGGCTGCGCTACAAAGGGCAAAACAAAGGGGCGAATGGTATGAGCACTAACTCAGACACAGTCAAAAGCACGCTGGATATTGTTTCGGTGTTTGCAACCGTAGGATCGTTTTTGGAAATGTTTACCCCTGTATTTGGTCTTATTGGTGCAGTCTGGACAGTGATGCGGATCACTGAAATGATTGCGGGTAAACCGTTTGCTGAGTTGATTCGCAGGAAAAAAGATGCCATCAACGAGTAAAAAACAACACAATTTCATGGCTGCGGTGGCTAACAACCCATCGTTTGCTAAGAAAGTAGGCGTTCCACAATCTGTGGGCAAAGATTTTACAACTGCGGACAAGGGCCGCAAATTTTCAAAAGGTGGTGATACTATGGCTTCCAAAATGAATGCTGGCTTTATGGCAATGATGGCTAAGAAAAAAGATGCACCCGCCAAGAAAATGGCAAATGGTGGCATTACCAAAGCAAAAATGGGCACAGTTCGTACTGCGGCTCCTAGCAAAGACGGCGTTGCCACAAAAGGCAAAACCAAGGGCACCATGATTTCCATGAAGGGCAGTAAGCCTCTGGGCATGAAGTCCGGCGGTAGAACCTGCTAAAACCATGATGGCGAGTCGCGGGATGGGGGATATTTCCCCCTCTAAAATGCCCACGGGCAAGCGTAAGGCTCGCCGTGATGACACCGACTTTACCCAATACAAAGAGGGTGGGAAGGTGAATGCCGCTGGCAATTACACAAAGCCCAGTCTTCGCAAGAGTATTGTGTCTCAAGTAAAAGCCGCAGCAACGCAGGGTACTGGTGCAGGTCAGTGGTCAGCGCGTAAAGCTCAGCTAGTTGCCAAGAAGTACAAGGCGGCTGGCGGGGGTTACCGAGATTGAAAGCGCCTCAGAAATCATTGAAGGACTGGGGCGACCAGAAATGGAGAACCAAAAGTGGTAAAAAATCTTCTGACACGGGTGAAAGATACCTTCCAAGCGCTGCGATTAAAAGTCTCAGCCCTAGTGAGTACGCTGCGACAACGCGTGCAAAACGTGCGGGCAAAAAAGCCGGACAACAATTCGTGAAGCAGCCAAAGGCGATTGCAAAGAAAACGGCAGGATTTAGATGACTACTTCAGGACTCACCTCGTTTAACCTCGACCTCAACGACATGGTCGAGGAGGCTTTTGAACGGGCGGGTTCTGAACTTCGTACGGGTTACGACCTGCGCACGGCGCGTCGTTCGCTTAACCTACTCTTTGCAGACTGGGCAAATCGGGGCATCAACATGTGGACGTTCGAGCAGAACACCATTACGTTGGCAACTGGGCAACCCACTTATGCGCTACCGGACGATACGGTTGACCTTCTTGACCATGTCATCAGAACCAACGCCAATGTAATCAATAATCAGGCCGACCTGACGATTACGCGGATCAGTGTGTCTACCTATGCCACCATCCCAAATAAATTGATCCAAGCGCGTCCTATCCAAGTTTGGGTGCAACGTTTGACGGGTGGATCGAGTGTTTTGCCGGGAACTGTGCAAGCAACGACTTCTGCCACGGCTACAAGCATCCCAATCACGTCGTTGGCAAATGTGCCAACAGCGGGGTTTATCACCATCGGTACAGAGCTGATTGCGTATAACGAGACAACTCCCGCAAACGGTGCTACACCCGCATACTTGCTGAACTGCTGCCGCGCTCAGGACGGGACCAGCGCTGCTCAGTTAACTGTGGGCGCAGCCATTAACTTGGTTCAGAAGAACAGCATCACTGTGTGGCCAACCCCCAACGCAGGAACAACTTACCAGTTTGTCTACTGGCGCATGCGCCGTATCCAAGATGCTGGCACCGGCACTAAGACTATGGATGTGCCATTTCGCTTTGTGCCTTGCTTGGCTGCGGGCCTTGCCTACTATATTGCCTTGAAAGTCCCCGAAGGACTTCAGCGTTTAGACGTGCTTAAACAGCAATATGACGAGGCTTGGGAACGTGCCGCAGGCGAAGATCAAGAGAAAGCGTCTGTGCGGTTTGTGCCCCGTCAGATGTTTATTGGAAGCGGTACGTAAATGGGCAATCGTTTCTCGTCCGGCAAAAACGCCATTGCGGAATGTGACCGCTGTGGGTTTCGTTTTAAGCTGCATCAGTTACGTAAAGAAATTATCAAAACCAAGAACTACAATCTCTTGGTCTGTAGTTCTTGTTGGGACCCCGATCAACCACAGCTCCAGTTGGGTATGTACCCAGTGGATGACCCGCAAGGAGTGCGTGAACCTCGTCCTGACCTGAGTTACTACCAGTCAGGGCTGTTGACTGACGGCGAGATTGGCGGTGGTAGTCGAGTGTTTCAGTGGGGCTGGAACCCTGTTGGGGGTGCTCAATTTTTTGATAGTGCACTTACACCAAATGACTTGATTGGTGTGACACAACTTGGTACATTAACGGTAACGATCACATAGGAGTCGATCATGGATAAAAAAGATTTAGCCCAAGACAAGAAAATGGTTAAGGCCGCTATAGGCAAGCATGAGAAAAACATGCACCCCGGCAAAACGCCTACAAAGCTTAAAGCTGGTGGTAAAACCAACAGCGACATGCTGAAGTACGGCCGCAACATGGCCAAGGTAATGAACCAGCGTTCTGTTGGTCGTGGAGGTTAATCATGGCTACATACAGACAACCCAAAAAAGAACCGACAGTTATTGTCGGTCAGATGCCGGTCAAGGAAGCCTTGAAAGCCAACATGTCGCTGGCCAACGAGCGCAGCAACCCCTATGACGGCGTAAAAACCAGTGGAATTAAAATCCGAGGTACTGGGTGCGCTACTAAAGGTGTGATGGCACGAGGCCCGATGGCGTAAAAATGAATTACACCGAGCTTTTTAACACGATCCAAACGTATTCCGAGAATCAGTTCCCGGCTACGTCTGTTGCCAGCGGCGCGTCTATCCCGACGACGACGCAGATCAATACGTTTATTAAGCAAGCAGAGCAACGCATTTACAACACCGCTCAACCGCCAGCGATTCGCAAGAACGTTAACGGTAATTTGACAAGCGGCAATAAGTATTTAAATTTGCCTTCTGACTTTTTATCGGTGTACTCATTGGCGGTCTACACAGACCCCGCATTAGGCGATAACAGCCCACAAGAGTTTTTGCTGGACAAAGACGTAAGTTTTATACGGCAGTCATACCCTGATCCGACCGATACAGGAACACCCAGACACTATGCGTTGTTTGGAATGACAGCCGGTATTAACGTGGCGCAGCCGTTTAAAAATTTTACGCTGCTTGTTGGGCCAACTCCAGACGTGCAATACCTTGTTGAGCTACATTATTTCTATTATCCAGACTCAATTGTTGACACACAAACTTCGTGGTTAGGCGATAATTTCGACAGTGTGCTGTTATACGGCGCATTGATGGAAGCCATCACGTACATGAAGGGTGAGCAGGACATGGTAGTCATGTATCAAAACCGCTACGCCGAAGCGCTGGCTTTGTATAAACAACTGTGCGACGGAAAAGAACGTACCGACGCATACCGAACCGGGCAAGTGCGCATCCCTGTGCGCTGACCCGTAAACATTTTTTGGAGTAATACATGGCCATCACTCAAACACTCGCCACAAGTTTCAAAGTGCAACTGCTAAACGGTGCACAGAACTTTACATCAAACACGTACAAGATGGCGTTGTACACGTCGTCTGCAACGTTAAACGCGGGCACTACAGTCTACACGTCTGCAAGCGAGGCTTCAGGCACAGGTTACACGCCCGGCGGCAACACACTGGCAGTTACTGTAGCACCCACATCGTCGGGCACAACGGCTTACATTTCTTTTGCGGACACTTCTTGGACTAGCGCTACGTTTACGGTTCGCGGTGCTTTGATATACAACACGTCTCAGGGCAATTCGGCAGTGGCCATTTTTGATTTTGGCGCGGATAAAACCGTAGTCGATGGTACTTTTACCGTCACCTTCCCTGCGGCAACCAGCTCAAGCGCTGTTATCCGTATTGCCTAATAGGAGCTGAACATGGCCCTCGTTCTAAACGACCGCGTCTACGAAACCTCGTCCTCTACAGGCACGGGGACTTTCACGCTTGCGGGTGCACCCTCCAGCTTCCAGACGTTTGCTGCCGGTATTGGTGCAAGCAACACCACGTACTACGCTATTCAAAACACAGCGGCTAATGAGTTTGAAGTCGGTCTTGGCACGCTTGACGCAACCGGCGCAATCCTGACCCGCACCACGGTGTATCAGTCTTCAAACGCAGATGCTGCCGTTAACTTTAGCGCAGGCACAAAAAACGTTTTTTGTACGTACCCTTCTGGTAAGTCAATTAACTACGATGCAGCAGGCGCTGTAAGCCTTGCGGACACTACGTTTACAGGCACTGTTGCGGTTACTCCCGGCACAGCCAACGGCATAACGTATTTGAACGGTTCTAAGCAGCTTGTATCTGGTTCTGCGTTGTCATACAACGGCACAACACTGGCGTACAGCGGCACAGGAATGACGCTTACACCTACTACCTACACGCTGGGTGGCACGGGCACTGTAACTGGGGAAGTCATATTTAATTCCTCCGCTAACAGCCCACTTACGGTTAACAACGGCGTAGTAGGCACGCCTCTGGCAAACTCTGTAGCGTCGTTTTTTGACAGCGTAAATAGCTTTTCGCAACTTAACTACCAGAACTTAAGCACGGGCAGCAGTGCATCAACCGACTTTGTGGCTACTGCCGACAATGGCACTGACACTACTTTCTTTGTTAACTTTGGTATTAACAGTTCAACGTACAACTTGGGCACGTTTACGATTGCTGGCGCAAATGATGGGTACTTATATTCTCAAAGCACCAACCTTGCAATCGGTGTTGCGACTGCAGGCCAAGCTGTTAAGTTCTTCCAAGGCGGCACACTGGCAGCCAACGAAGTGGCACGTTTTGCCCCTACAACAAACAACCTGTTAGTTGGTACAACGTCTGATGGCGCAGGTACCTCGAAAGTGCGTGTTGCTGGCGTAGTTGAGTCCACTACTGGCGGTTTTAAATTTCCCAACGGTACAACCCAGACTTTTGCCGCTAACACCTACTCGGCTTTTATCAACTTGGGCACAACCCCAATTCAATCGTACAGTTACAGTATTACGGACGCTAATGCGGTCACAACCAACAACATCCAGATTACGCCTTCAGCAAAAGCTACAGGTAACATCGTGGCTTTGGGCGCAATCACCGGCGGCTCTGCGTACACAAACGGCACATACACAAACGTCCCCCTTACAGGCGGTGCAGGCACAGGTGCTGTAGCCACATCTGTCACAGTAAGCGTTGGTGCAATCACTGCGGTTACGATTGCCGCCAATGGTACAGGCACAAATTACGCTTATGGCGACGTGCTGTCTGTTGCAGCCGTCGACGTTGGCGGTACAGGTTCTGGTTTCTCTGTTCCAGTTGCTCTCTTGGCGGCGGGTGGCGACGAACTGGAAATGGACGGGATTAACGTGTCTGCGGTCTGTACGACTAATGGCACAATCTCTGTTTACGTCAATGCAACTCCCGGCTATATTGCCGGCGGCCGCAGTTTTGTCTACACTCTAGGTTAATTAAGGAGCTTCACATGGCTATCATCCAATCCGGTGCTTCCAGCACCACCCTCTTGACCGTTGACCCCACTTTTGTGGCGTTGCGTAATTCAGAACACCCACCAGAAATTCTGGGCGCATACAGCATGGGCCTGACTTCAGGCGCATTGACTGTTGCAGCCGCTGGCGGAACCGTATTTTCGTTCCGCTGGGCCCCTCCCACGGCTACACAGTTGTGCATGGTTCGACGCGTTGAGATTGGTTTTTCAACAGTCACAGCGTTTACAGCGGCGCAGTCTTTGCAGTACTCAATGCAAGTGGCCCGTAACTGGACCGCTTCTGATACTGGCGGTACTGCTGCGTTGTTCACACAAACCAACACAGCCAAGCTTCGCACAACAATGCCAACGTCGGCATTTGCTGGCGGCGGTCAAATTATGATTGCTAACACCGGCGCTAACACCGCTGGTACACGTACCTTGGACACGCAAGCCATGGCTTTTACGCAGGGTCAATCTACTGCGGTTGGTACTGTTTTGACAGCGGTACCAATTTTCCAACACCAACCCGGCGACTACCCACTGATTTTGGCCACCAACGAAGGCTTTATTATCAACAACGTAACGGTAATGGGTGCAGTCGGTGTTATCAACTTGACCGTCACCGTTGATTGGATGGAATTGGCCGCCACTACTGGCAACGCAATCGCGTACTAATTGACGGGGGCTTCGGCCCCCTTCTGAAAGGCTGACATGTTTGGGCTTGCACCGTTTTCAGGGGCTCCGTTTTCGAGCATCTTGACACTTACAACTGGTTCAGATTTGACCGGTTTGCAGGCAAACGCCTTGTTAAATTCAGTCGGCGCTGGCCAAGTAGTAACAGTGGGTCTAACCGGCCAAGTAGCTGTTGTATCCTTGATGGCGGCTGGAAGTTCAAGCATTACACCTTCTTACTGGACGTTGATTGATACGTCACAGTACAACCCATAACAGGACACAACATGAAACAAGTTAATGAAGCACGCGCTCTTGAAGACGGTGCGATTGACGTTAAACATGAAGTGGAAATTGTCTGCACTTCATGCTCAGATCCCGTGAGCGCAGAAGAAAAAGAAACCGGCGTGTGCACTTCTTGCGGTTCTCCTTGGGCCCCTTCGCAGAGCGTGAAAGTGTTTGTAACGTCGCTTCCTTCCCTGACCGCAGTGGTCACTACATTCATTTAAATTGGAGTAACAGATGGCTTCAGGCGATACCCCGTTACTCGGCCTCACACTTCCCGTAACAGGCGAATTGCCCAACGCATGGGGCAACGAGGTCAACTACGCTTTAACTAATATTCTTGAAGCTTCTATTGCAGGTGTAACCACGTTTTCGGCGGATGCCGACGTCACACTCACAACTACGACAGGAACGGACAGTTCGTCCGGGTTAACCTCAACTAGTGCGCAATACGCCATTATTGTTTGGTCTGCTTCCAATTCTGTAACTCGAAACATTACAGCCCCTGCAAAGAGCAAAACATACGTCGTGGTAAATAGAGGTACGGCGGCGATTGTGTTTCGTGGCACTGGCCCAACCACAGGCGTTACTATTCTTGCGGGCGAACGTACTGTAGTAGTTTGGACAGGTTTAGATTTTGCCCGTGCGGGTAGTAATGCAGGCGGGAGCAACCTTCAAGCGCAGTTTGGGTTTAATGGCGGTTTTGGTGGCTCGTCATATCTAACCTTTATCAACGGTTTGCAGCCTTTGATGACGGCGTATCGTGAGACTATTTCGACGGCTACAGTGTCAACAGCGACGTATAACATTGACTTATCCGTAGCAAATGTTTTCCAACTTACGTTGGGGTCTAACGTGACATTTACCTTTACAAACCCGCCCGCAGCAGGAGTTTTGGCATCGGCCACAGTTATTGCAAAACAAGATGCAATTGGCGGGCGTACAGCAACATTTGTAAACTCAAAGTATACGGACGGAAACGTCCCCAATTTAACCACAACCGCAAACGCTACCGACGTGTTGACTTTCTTCACGTTTAACGGCGGCACTTCATATTTTGGCACTTTTGCAATGGCCAACGTTTCTTAAAGGAGTCACACATGGCACACCGCCTTAACATTGAGTTTTACTTGTACACAGGTTTTAACCAAACCGCTAACGATGCGTACGCCGCGTACCAGTACTTAAAGAGTATTGACTTCGGGTTTCAGCATCTGCACTATGGTGACCCTGCGCAACATGAAGAAGTGTTGGTAAATTTACGGTCTTGGTTCCCAGATCAAACAGAATTTAACTTTCCGTTTATGACGTACTCCGAAATCTACGCAAACTCTGACACGCCCCCTCGCGTTCCAAGAATTGTTATTGGTAAAGAAGCCATCTTTGCCACTGATTGGAAAGCGCTCGAAAACTTCTCGGGGTAAAAAATGCCTATCGCGGCCGTCCAATTACGCAGGCATAGCATCGTGCCTGCGGGCACAATCGTGTTCAACAGCGGGAATAGTATATTGATCCCGTTTGGGGTTAACAGTGCCACTTTGGTTGCTAAAGGCGGGGATGCTGGCGTAGGAATTGCAGGCACAGCCGGAGTAGGCGGAAGCGCAGGTAATCCCGGTAATCCCGGTAATAACGGTGCTGGCGGTGCTGGCGGTGCAAGAGGGCTTGCAGGTAATCCCGGAGGGACTGGTAGCCCCGGAGACAGTGGTAATGCAGGCTCAGCAGGCTCGGCAGGCACTGGTGGTGCGGGTGGTGCGGGTGGTGCTGGCAATAACGGTTTTGGCGGAAACATCTGGTTTAACGGCGTTGCGCCAGTGGGTACTTTTGGCCCAACAGGACCTGCCGAAACATCTGCAGCCGCTTCTAATCCTATACCCGGCGGGGGTGGACTTGGCGGTAGAGGCGGAAATGGGGGTAATGGCGGTACTGTTTTGTATACCGTTAACATTTCAGGTCCAGCGGTTGTTTTTAACCCCGCTGCCGGGGGAGGTGGTTTTGCAGGAATTTCAGGTGATGCCGGAAATCCGGGAAACGCGGGTGTTGCTGGAGACCCCGGTGCTCAAGGTGCAACAGGCCCGACGGGAACCGGACGAACATTAGGGTCTCCAGGAACTGCGGGCAATCCCGGAGTAATAGGCGTCAACGGCTCAGGCGCTGGTCTTGGAAATCCCGGTGGAAACGGCCAAGCAGGAATAACAGGTAACCCGACAACGGCTTTTGGCTACACCTTTGTTGGTGGGGGCCCCGGCGGTACTGCGGGCAATCCCGGTAATCCCGGAGGCAACGGTAACAACGGCGTAAGAGGGGTAGCAGGTAATACAGGCGGTACAGGCAACGCAGGTAACCCCGGCACAAATGGCCCCGGCGGAGTGGGCGGAGCGGGGGGTAACGGTGGAAACGCAGGTAATCCCGGAAACGCTGGTAATGCTGGAGCGGGTGGAGGAGGCTCGGGAGGTCTGGGCGGCAACGACACTGACGTTGTCTTTGGTTCAGCCGCATACAACTGGTCCACAACATTATCTGCAAATGTGGGCAGTCCGGGCGTTGCAGGTACGTCTACGCCCGGAGCAGCAGGCGGTAACGGCGGTGCGGGCACTCCACGAAACTTCCCTGTTACTTCTCCGGGTAACGCTGGCGGCAGCGGATCTTCTGGAACTAACGGCACAGGCGGCGGTGCAGGCAATGGCGGAAGTGCTGGAAGCCCCGGTAATGCGGGAACAAACGGCGTAGTCGGAAATACAGGTACTTCGGGCACAGGCGCTACACCCGGTAATGCTGGCGTTTCTGGGACTCCCGGTAATCCGGGTAATCCGGGCAATCCCGGAACTCCAGCAAACAGTACTTCCTTGAGCGTAACCGTAGCAATGCGGCAGACTTATCCTGTTACTATCGGCACTGGTGCACCATCGGGGTCACTGACATTTATATGGCCACGACAGTAACATGCTTAAATCTTTTTTGAAGACTCCGGAAATTGAATTTCTTTGTGAAGAAAACGACTGGGGTGTAATCCCCGAACCGTTTCCAGCAAGAAAGCTAATTCCCGACTGGTTTAAAGCGTTGCCTCCAAGGACGACTAAGGGGCTGGGATCCGGTACGGTCAAACGCTGCCCCCCTTTTTTGGATGCGATGCAGCTTGGTTGGATTCTTCCTTTAGCTGCGGACGTTGAATTCCACACCAATGAGACTGGAAGTAAACTAGAACATAAAACAATGTTTTATAAGGCAATGGTTGAAGCTCACGGCTACAATCAAGTTACTACGGATAAAGCGCCACATCCATCTATGCCTCGTCCACCCATGAAGTTTTTAAACCATTGGGCAATTAAAGTGCCAAAAGGGTACTCTGTGCTTTTTGTACCCCCATTAAATCGTCCAGACCCTCGTTTTCAATGTATGTCGGGTATGGTTGACTGTGATGGCTATGAAGAGTTTGTTAATTTTCCTTTTACGTTTAACGAAAAAAACTTTCATGGAATCATTGAAGCAGGCACACCGCTTGTGCAAGTGATCCCAATCAAGCGAGACACGCTGTTCAAAGAAGCCAAGATTCGCAAAGAAACTAAAGCAGACGCAAATAAACGCGCCTTGGTGCGCCGTCAACGAGCCAGTCACGAGAGTTTGTACCGCGATAGAATTTGGGAGCGCAAGTAATGTCGCAATACCTTTTTGCGCCCTCCCCCACATTTGGCGTTTCTGAACACCCGTTTACTACTTGGCGCGAAGCGTTTACTAGAGACGAGATTAACGCAATCATTACCCATGCTGAAAACATACGCTTGGTTGCAGCAACTCTTGGGGAGGGGGAAGAAAAAGCCCCAGCAAACATTCGCGTTTCTAAAACAGCTTGGATTTCCCAAACATCCGAAATTAGTTGGTTGTACGATCGTTTAGGTTATATAGCACGCCAAATTAACGGGCAGTTTTACAAGTTTAACTTGCACGGTTTTTACGAAGACTTTCAGTTTACGGTGTATGAAGGCGATGAAGAAAGCCACTACACATGGCATACGGATGCAGGACCAAGCGGCAACGGAGCACCCCCACGCAAGTTGTCTATGGTTATGCAGTTGACAGATCCGTCCGAATACGAAGGCGGAAATTTAGAAGTGCTTACAGGCCCTACCCCTACGGTAGTAGACAAAGAATTTGGTTTGATAGCTGCGTTTCCTTCCTATGTTTTGCATAGAGTGACACCTGTTACTAAGGGTTTACGCAGGACACTGGTTGTTTGGGTAACAGGCCCGGCGTTCTTGTGATGTTATATGCGCTGGCTCATACTGTTACTGCTGTTGGGGCTAGTGGGAGCCGCGGCCAAGAATGGCTGCTATGTTCGGGAGTACTACTCAATCGCTTGGGGAATTCACGACCCTACCGAACGTTACAAAAAAATGTACGATTGGTTGGTAGTAAACGAACCGTTCTGCCGGAGTTCTGACTATGTAGTGTTGTGGAACAACATGAGTGAGTGGAATGGAAATTCAGATCATCACACATTGCGGGGGTTGGTCATACATGGATACAAAAAAGCACTTGAGCGAGAGAAGCAATGAAAGTCAGCTACGACAAGTGGTATCCGATTGTTCAGCCTCAAGCTTTGATGCAACAGGAAGTTTTTATCAAGCGGGTGGAAAAGGCCAACGCTGAACGGGCGGTGCAGGTGCAGATTGACCAACAAGTCAAAAAATTTCATCAGTATGAATACGAGATTTATGAATATAGGATGCGGCAGATAACACTGAACACGGACATTACTAATCTGAAACGACAAATTGATGCCCTTGTATGACCAAGAAACCCATACCCAGACCAGTCAAAAAGCCAGCAATGGAGACGAAGGAAAAGCTGACCCTGTGGGTTACGCTGATGGTCAGCACCACCCTGTGCATCTCCGTTTTGGCCATGGTCATGGCGTTTCTCTTTGGTTTGTGGGCCAAGGAAGTGGACAACGCAGAAATATTCAAAATGATTTCACCCGCTTTTTCTACTCTTATCGGCGGCATGATTGGGTTCCTGAGTGGTATCAAACTCATGCAAAATGAAGACACTAAAAAGGACAGTAAATGCTGACACTTCTCTCAACCCTAATTTCGTTCCTGATGGGCGGTTTGCCCAAACTTTTGGAGTTCTTTCAAGGCCAGCAAGACAAAGCCCATGAACTGGCGCTGGCTCGGCTACAGATTGAGCGTGAGTTAGAACTGCGTAAAGCGGGCTTTGAAGCTCAAGAACGGATTGAACATATTCGGTTGGAGCAGTTGGCAACCGAGAGCGCAGCTAACACGGCGCAGGTTCTAATTGGGGCGCAGCAAGCTGAGATGCAGGCAATTTACGCACACGATGCAAGTTTAAATGAGGGGACTTCAACATGGATGAAAAACCTAAGAGCGAGTGTCAGACCTGTTATTACCTATGGATTCTTCTTTCTGCTAGTGTTTGTGGATATTGGGGGCTTCTGGTATGGATACTATATGTCTGTCCCGTTTAACGACCTGCTAGAGATGCTCTGGGATACAGAAACCCAAGCCCTGTTTGCTTCTATCATTGCGTTCCACTTTGGTGGTCGGGCGTTTGGTAAATGAACATTTCCGCCAAGTGCTTGCACATGATCCGTCACCATGAGGGGGTCAGGCAAAACCCGTATAAATGCCCAGCAAAGTTGTGGACGGTGGGCGTTGGGCATGTCATGTTTCCAGAGCAGGGTAAGCTCAAGATAGACCAGCGGGATGCGTTTGTGCCACCGCCAGAGGCTATGCGTAAACATTCAATGGAGGAAGTCGATGCGATACTTAGGGCCGATCTTGCTCGCTTTGAGAAGGGAGTGGCTACTTATTGTCCTGTTCCTCTCACTCAAGGACAGTTTGATGCGTTGGTATCCTTTTCTTTCAACGTTGGGCTAGGCACGCTTCAGCGGTCAACCATGCGTCAAAAAGTATTGCGCGGTGATATGGCTGGCGCAGCAGAAGAACTCTTGAAGTATTGCATGGCGGGGGGTAAAATTCTCAAAGGGCTTCAGAATCGTCGGATTGACGAGCGTGCCGTGTTTTTATCCTAGGACAGCCGATGCCATTACAAAAAATTCTGTTTAAACCGGGCGTCAACCGGGAGAATACTCGATACACCACTGAGGGTGGCTGGTACGAGTGCGACAAAATCCGGTTCCGTCAAGGCAACCCAGAAAAGATAGGCGGATGGGCGGCGTATTCTTACAACACGTTTGTGGGTGTTTGCCGTTCTTTGTGGAACTGGATTACGCTTGGGCAGCTTAACTTAATTGGCATCGGTACAAACTTAAAATTTTACGTTGCTTCTGGTAGCACGTATTACGACATCACGCCAATTCGCCGCAGCGTTACATTAACCAACCCGTTTACCGCTACAAACGGATCTTCCATCATTACGGTTTCAGACGCAAATAATGGCGTTATCGCAAATGACTTTGTCACTTTTTCCGGCGCTGTTGGGCTGGGCGGTGCAATCACAGCCGCGGTGCTAAATAAAGAATTTCAAGTAATAAATGCGCTCAGCCCAACCCTTTACACATTTGACTGTGGGGTTCTTGCCACTCCTAGCGACACAGGGCAAGGAGGGGCGTCTGTCTTAGCTAAATACCAAGTAAACACCGGTACTGCTACGCAGGTTCCTTTTTCTGGGTGGGGTGCGGGCACATGGGGCAACGGGACATGGGGCAACGGGACCACCGCCACAACCCAGTTGCAGTTATGGAACCAGTACAACTTTGGCGAAGACCTTATTTACGGGCCGCGCGGCGGCGCTATTTACTACTGGACTGCCTCAACCGGCGTACAGCTTCGAGGCGAAAAACTCAGTTCGTTGGGCGGACAAGTCATATTTTCAATTAGCTCCCCCGCGTCTGTAACGCTTTCAAATTTGCTACCTTTAGGTACAGCAATTCAATTTAACACAACAGGTGCTTTACCAACTGGGATCATTGCAAACACTACTTACTATGTGTACAACCCCAGCATAGACGGGTATGTGGTACAGCTCCAAGACGCCAACGGTAACGTTGTCAACACATCAGGAACCCAATCGGGGACCCAGTACATCTCTAATTTAGTAGACGTACCGTTGGAACAAAATTGGATCCTTGTGTCGGACACTTCTCGTTTTATCATGGCTTTTGGCACAAACGACTATGGCAGTATTGCAATAGATCCCATGTTGATTCGTTGGTCTGACCAAAATAACCCATACGCTTGGACCCCAAACATTACAAATCAAGCGGGTAGCATACGTTTGTCGCATGGGTCAAACATTGTTACGGCTATTCAGACGCGTCAAGAAATTGTGGTCTTCACAGACCAATCCGTATATTCACTTCAGTATCTTGGCCCCCCATATGTGTGGGGAACGCAGTTGCTGGGGGACAACATTTCTATTCAAAGTCCTAATTCTGTAGCGCTTGCTTCTGGTGTTGTTTACTGGATGGGCACCGATAAGTTCTATCGCTATGATGGCCGCGTTCAAACACTTAACTGCGATGTGCGCCGATATGTCTTCTCAGACATTAACAAAGCGGAAAACTTGCAAATTTTTGCCAGCACCAACGAGGGCTTTAACGAGGTGTGGTGGTTCTACGTGTCCGCAGACTCTGGAACTGTTGACAAGTACGTGGTGTATAACTATCTAGAAAATGTCTGGTACTACGGAACAATGGCGCGAACCGCGTGGTTGGACTCAGGACTTCTTCCAAGCCCAATTGCAGCCACATACAACAACCGTTTGGTATTCCAAGAAAACGGCATTGACGACAACGAAACTCCTGTAACCGCGCCAATCGTGGCATATATCGCGTCTTCCGAGTTTGACATAGGCGACGGTCATAATTTTTCATTTATTTGGCGCATGCTCCCGGATTTAACTTTTGCTGAATCGGACACAGCAACTTCCCCAGAAGTAGTTTTGACGCTTTACCCGCTGGCTAACTCAGGTTCCGGCGTATCCGCATCCGGCGTAGATAATGTGCTGTTGGGCAGCACGTACCTTATTACAGAAGAATTTACAGGCATTGTCTATACCCGCATTCGTGGGCGGCAGTTAATTTTTCAAATAGAGTCTACCAAGATTGGTACAACTTGGCAGCTTGGTGCTCCCCGTATTGACATTCGCCCGGATGGGAGGCGTTAATGGCAACAACACTGGAAACCGTTATCACTCCTGCAGCACCGAGTTTACCGCTTGGAACGCAAGAGTATCAGCGTCAATACCAAGACCAGTTAAACAACGTTTTGCGTCTGTACTTCAATCAGCTAGCAACGGCGGTTACCGTTCAAACAGAAAACTCAAACACTTTGCAAAGCGAGATTGACACGTTAAACAATGATATTGCAACACTACAAGCGGAAATTGACAATATAGTTACCACCAGTAATCCGTTAACACTTCTTTGGTTGGGCATGTAATGGCAAACTACCAGATAGTAACCCCCGTACAGCTTGGGCAGGCAGCCATGACAACAAGCTACGCGGTTTTATACACCGTGCCTGCCAGCACACGCACGTACGTCAAACAGTTGGATATCTGCAATACAGGCGCTGCGCCCATCAACGTGTATGTGTCTTTGGTACCCAGCGCGGGGTCGGCAAGTACTGCCAATGCTATTTTTTACAACACGCCCGTTGCAGGGTTTACCACGGTGTCGTGGTTTGGTACACAGATCATGAACGCATCCGGCACAATCCAAGTTAAAGCGTCGGCAACCGGCGTGACCATTACTGCAAGCGGCGGAGAAGCTACCTAATGACCATCTCTCAATTTCCTACACCTTCGACAGTTCCTGATATTGGGGGGGTTAACTATGACCCAGTGGATAAGCTGCGAGTATCGACGCCCCAAGCGCTGATTGATACGGACTTTGAGTACGGCATACAGCCTACAAAATGGGAAACGCTTTTTCTTCAGAACAACCGTCAAGCTTGTTTCTACGACCCAACTACGCCAATCACGTTTACAAATATCTCAGGCGCGGGTACACGGATTGTTACAGTTTTAACGACTACTCCTCCAGCGGTGGGCAGCATTGTTTACATTCAGAACTCGACCGATTACAACGCCAATGGTTGGTTCTACGTCGACACTATTTCAGCAGGTGTGAACTTTACGTACACTGCTGCGGCAACTATCTCTGCCGGTACTATTTACGACCCAGACCGTACGTATATGTGGCAAGGTTCGTTTTACACAGGCTGCGGTATCACATTAAGTTCGGTGACTGCGTTTACCTACAGCGGAACAAACATTACCTGCACAACTGCGGGTGCGCACGGCCTAGAGCCAAACAATCTTATCTACGTAGTAAACACTACCGCTACAACAAACGCCCCCAACGGAGCTTGGGTCGTGTCTACTACGCCGACACAAAACACATTTACGTTTAACGTTGTCAACCTTCCAACGGGCACTATTGGTAACACCGCAGACGCCGTAACTCTTTTTGCCCGCCCTTCAGGTGTTGTTGAACAGCGAGCTTTTGATGGTGGCGTGGCTTTTACTGCGGGTTCTGTTTGCCCAAACGCGCAGACAATGCGTCAGACACGCCGGTATTTTCGTTACCAATCAGGTAAAGGAATTCAGTTTTCTACCGGCTCTACGTTGAAACCGGCTTTATTTACCACAGCGTTTTCTGCCATAGGTACTACAGTTACGGTGACTTGCCGATTCCCTCATAACTTAGCCGTAGGTACAACGATTGTTGTGTCTGGCTGTTTGCCAATTACGTACAACGGCACGTATACAGTTGCTACCGTTCCTACAGCCACTACGTTAACTTATACCGTGCCAGTGGCTCCGGCCACAACCCCCGCAACGGGATTTCCACAACGTGTGAGCGCTACAAATTGGTACGGCTCAGCAGTGCGTGTTGGCATTTTTGATTTACAAAATGGCATGTTTTTTGAATACGACGGCCAAACGCTTTACGCTGTGCGCCGCAACAGTGTTTTGCAACTCAACGGAGTTTCTGCGGTTACGCAGGGCAGTCAAACTGTTACCGGCACAGGCACACAGTTCTCCTCGCAGTTAAACACGGGCGACTACATTGTTATCCGTGGGCAGTCTTACCGTGTATTGAGTATTAACAGCGACACACAAATTCTTATAACTCCCGAATACAAAGGCGCTACGCTAACCACTGGTGTTATTATTTCCAAGACTACAGACAACAGAACGCCGCAGTCTCAATGGGATGACCCCTGCGACGGCACAGGCGCGTCGGGGTACAACATTGATCTAACCCGCATGCAGATGTGGTTTATTGACTATTCGTGGTATGGCGCGGGCGTAATTCGTTTTGGTGTGCGAACTACCCAAGGAACCATTGCGTACGTCTACACTTTTGTCAACAACAACGTCCAGTACGAGGCGTATATGCGCAGCGGTAACATACCCGCGCACTATGAATCTACTGCTGTTGGGCCTGTGACAAAAACAACTCAGAGTCTTGACGCGTTGATCCCTGCGGGCGGCGCTATATATGTTGAGGATACAACGCAGTTTGCTCCTTCAGGCACGGTACGTGTTACCTCCGCAGGCAGTACGGGCAATGTCGAGTACATTTCGTATAGTGCCAAAACAGCAACGACTTTGACTATTGCAGCCCGTGCGCAATCGGGAGGGCAAGGCACCGCACAGACCTTTACATACTCTGCCACTGCGCCAACCACTGTTACGTTTGCCGCTCCCGATACCGCAGCTACGTTAGCTCACTGGGGTTCCTCTGTCATCATGGACGGTCGTTTTGACGATGACAAGTCCCTGCTGTTTAACTTTGGCCAGGTTACAAACGTCAGTGTTAACGCCGGTGTTGTGCAACCGTTGCTCAGTATTCGATTGGCCCCTAGCGTAGACAACGGATTCACGGGCGTGCTCGGCGTGCGCGAGATTATTAACCGTATGCAGTTGAAACCCGCTGAATTGGGTATTTACGCCAGCGGCCCATTCCTGATCCAGCTTCGCTTAAATGGTCGACCTAGTGGCGGCACGTTTGTTTCAGCCGGTGGTTCTTCGTTGTCCCAAGTGGCTACCCATGCGGTTGGACAAACCTATGCGGGTGGCGAATCTGTGGCTGCGGCTTACACAAACAGTAACGGCCAAACTACATTGGACTTAACCCAAGTGCGTGATCTGGGTAATGCCATTCTTGGCGGTGGAACAAACAACACCGTGCCTACTGCAACCGCTAACCTGTACCCCGACGGCCCTGACGTGCTGACAGTTGTAGCCACAAACATTGGTGCTGCAGCCGCAACCATTCAAGCTCGTTTAACTTGGACTGAGGCACAGGCGTAAGCCATTGTCTAGTAGCCCTTCGCATGATATTATCCAGCAACCCCCATTTTGAGAGGCAAAAATGAGCCTACATAAGTTTGCCGACATGGTAGCCAAGCAAGGCCGTGGCGATGACTCCTTACTGATTCACATGACGCCGGACGAAGTCCAGCGTTTACAGCAGTTTGCCGAGGCAAACGGCCGCTCGTTGACCATTAACCCAGATACGGGTTTACCCGAAGCTGGCATGTTGTCTGACTTGTTTAAGACTATTGCCCCTATTGCGCTTGGTGCTTTCTTAGGTCCTGCTGGTGCGGCTATTGGTGGCGGGTTCATGTCAGCAGGCATGGCTGGTTTGACTGTAGGCGGTTTGACCACTTTAGCTACAGGCAGTCTTTCTCGCGGTTTGATGGCCGGTATGGGGGCATATGGCGGCGCTGGACTGGCTGATACTCTAATGGGTGCAGGCACAGGCGGTTTAGCAGCGGCAGACATTGGCGCACAACAATTGGCTGGTAGTTTTCCCACACTAGCAGAAGGCGCAACGCAGGAACAGATTGCCAAATACGCTACAGATGTAGGCGCACTTCGTGATGCCGCCGTATCAAAAGCTGGCGAAGCTGGGTTAATGTCTAAAGCTTCAGCAGGTCTTGGGGCTATTGCCGACAATCCTGCGGCTTACGGCAAAGATTTATTTAAGTACGGTGCGGCAGCCGCTTCGCCAATCATGGCAGGGCAGATGGTACAAACAACCACAAAGATGCCGGAGAACACCAACCCTGCATACATCCGTCAGAAGTTGTACGACCCTTACACTCAGACTTACAAATCTTTGGCTCCAGTTAAAGCCAGCGAGTTTGGCAGCCGCAACTTCTCTGACGCTTACACAAACCCACAGACAGGGGAGATGGCTACGTTGCAACCCCGCGCTCCTTACGGTATGGCTACTGGCGGTATTGTGGCTTTGGCTGGTGGCGGAGGTGTCCAGCATTTTGCTATTGGTGACCTTGTTAAAGCAGATCTTGAAAAAGCATATGCGGCAAATGATGTTGCAAAAATTAACGAGATTGCCCGTACAAATAAAATTACTGCTGGTGATATTAGCGACACATACAAAGGTTTTGACACTTCAGGCATTCAAGGGTTGCAGTTATACACACCCCCCACCGCACCTGCAGCCCCTGCGTACAATCAATTTACCGACGAACAGATTGGTAAGTACTTAACCGACAACCCCAACGCAAATATTCAAACGGCGATTAAAGACACCAACGCTGATCCTACTGCGGTTAACAGATACATTGCCAGTTTAGCTAGTGGATTTAAAGGTTCTACTGACACAACCGGCGGCTCCGGCACGCTTGGTATTTATAACAAGATGGCTACGATGGGTATAGACCCCACTGAGCTCTATGCTGCGTCTAAAGCAAACGACCCCAACTATGGCGGTTGGGATGAATCAATGATCCGAAAGGGTTACTACCTAGACCAACGTGCGCTCGCGTTATCTGACAAAATAGCGAAAGACAAAATAGCCGCAGACCCCAAACTTGGTTATGACAAGCAGTGGGTTAAGTTCATGGACGACAACAAGTACACCATTAACGACATGGCGCAAGCGTTTGGCATATCCAAAAATGAAGTACAAAAACGCTACGATGCGGCTAAAAAAGCAATGGGTACAGGCACAGGCACAGGCACAGGTACACCTACACTGCCAACAAGCCCTACAACCTACAGACCGCCCACGACACTAAATCCGTACAGCAATCCTGACACTCCCGGCGATCTAACAATCAATCCGGATAAGTCCGTTACTGTAACGCCTAACATTCCCGGCCGCCCATACGGTGGTTTTACAGGCTTGCAGCAAGTTAAAGATGCCTATGTCACTGGCGGTGGAAGCCTTGGTTACACATCTAGAGCGCCGAAGACAATCGAGGAATTTAACGAACTGTACAACAAGCAGACTGGCGATTCGTTGGCAGCGTACGATTACCTCATGGGTAAGGGCGGCAGTAAGTACCCTGTTCAAAGCAAAGCGGGGAGTACAGGCATCATGCGCCCTTATTTCTCTGAAGGCATGCGTTACAAGCCCAAGTTTCTGACCTCAGGTACGGATGGCACAGTTTCTTCCGGTACAACTAACCCCAATACTGCTAAAGCAGGTACAACATCGTTGCCACAGTCAATCAACGTTAAAGGTCCAAACGGGGTTGTATTAACTGCGCTCCTTGGAGCAGATGGTACGTACCGTACAACTGATGGCGTTGCATACAATGAAAAAGGCGAAATAAAGTATGCTGCTCAAGATGCCCAATTAGATGCTTCTAGTACCGGTGGTGCAGCCGCTGGAGGTTTGCAACAAAGTTATGCCATGGGCGGCTACGCCGTAGGCGGCGGTCTAGGCTCCTTGGGTTCTTACTCAGACGGTGGTCGCTTGCTCAAAGGCCCCGGAGACGGCGTGTCTGACAGCATCCCTGCAACGATTGGCCAAAAGCAACAACCCGCACGACTTGCCGATGGTGAGTTTGTAATACCTGCACGTATCGTGTCTGAGTTGGGTAACGGCTCTACAGACGCAGGCGCTAAGAAGCTTTATGCCATGATGGATCGTGTGCAAAAAGCACGCGGCAAGACCACAGGCAAAAACAA